CGCACCAGTAACTGTAAACGTAGCTGGATCAGTATTAACCGAGCAAGATTTAACTAATACAATTAACGAAACTTTATTAAGAATCAATAAAATGGGCCGTGGCACTACACCTGCAGGCGGTTTATCTGGCGGTACATAATGGCTGTACCAACAATCAATGCAATAATTAACTTCAGCACTGGGCCTAGCACGGCACAAGCCATGCAGTTGGATATTGGCATACTAGGCACAAACGTATTGGCTGATTCTGTAGCTGTAATTGTTGATGTATCTAATAGAGTTAATTATGTGCAGACCAGCACAGGCCGTAGTCCATTAACTGATACATTCCAAACTGGCCAACTTACATTACGCATTGTGGATGTCAATGGCGACTTTAATCCCACTAACCCAAGCGGGCCTTTTTTTGGTCTTTTAACACCTATGAAGAAGGTTCAAATAACTGCTAATTACAATGGCACTACTTATCCAATCTTCTCAGGCTTCATTACATCTTATGTAAACACACAACCTAAAGATGCAACAGAAGTCGCTTACACTACAATTCAAGCCGTAGATGCCATGAGGCTTGCCCAGAATGCACAAATATCTACAGTCACAGGTGCTACCGCTGGCGATCTATCAGGCACACGTATCAATGAAATACTAGATGAAATTGACTGGCCAGCCACAATGCGCCAGATAGATGCAGGCCAAACTACATTACAGGCAGATCCAGGCACAGCACGTACATCTCTAGGGGCTATGCAGACTGTGGCCGATTCAGAGTATGGCGCTATTTATGTAGATTTCGATGGCTCATTTGTATTTAAGGATCGCCTAACTGCCACTGAATCAATAGCTGCAACACCTACGTTATTTAATGATGATGGCACTGGTATCTCTTATGCCAATGCTATGTGGAAACTAGATGATTCTTTGATCTTCAACTCAGCCCAGATTAGCCGTGCAGGTGGCTCACCACAGACAGCTATAAATCAGCCTTCTATTGACAAGTATTTTATCCACTCATATAACCTGCAGGATCTCCTAATGCAGACCGATGCGGTAGCCCTAGATTATGCCAGGGCTTATGTGGCATCTAGAGCTGAGACAACCATCCGATGCGATGCCATTGAGCTGGATTTATATACCGCTAATTATGATGCAGGCATACTTGCTGCCCTAGACCTAGACTTCTTTGATCCAATCACAGTTATTACAACCCAGCCAGGTGGGTCTCAGCTAGAGAAAACCCTGCAAATCTTTGGCGTGGCAAACACGATTACACCTAATTCCTTTAGGACAGTGTTTACAACGCTAGAACCTGTCATAGATGGGTTTATACTAGGGTACAGCGCTCTAGATGAAGATGTATTAAGTTACTAAGGAGAAATTATGCCAACCTGGCCAGGCACGACTGGTGATGTAGTTACCAGCACAATGTGGGATGGGCTACCAGCCTTCACAGTACAAACTGCTAAAACAGCAGATTACACAGCAGCTAGCGGTGATGAGTACCAACAACTCATCCCAATGAATAAAGCAACTGCTATTGCATTTAAAATTCCAACCGATGCAACATATAATTTTGCAGTAGGTACAGTTATTACATTATTAAATATTGGTGCTGGTGCATTAACTATTAGCGCAGTAACTTCAGGCACTACAACAGTATTAAGTGCTGGATCAGTTGCAGCATCTCCAACCCTTGCACAATACAAATCTGCAGCATGTATCAAAACAGCTGCCAATGCTTGGTATGTAGTTGGGGCTATTGCATAACATGTTAAACATATTAAGTGGACAATTAGCGCCAACTAGCCCTAATACAATAACTTTTGATTATGTAGTTGTTGCAGGTGGCGGTGGTGGTGGTTACGCAGGTGCTGGAGCAGGTGGTTTTAGAACTGCAACTGGATTTACAAAAACATCACCAATCACCGTAACTATTGGTGCTGGTGGTGCTGGTGGTGCTGGTGGCACAATTAACCCTGGAACATCCGGTACAGATTCAGTTCTCGACACAATTACATCAACAGGCGGCGGTGGCGGTGGTGGTGCTAACTCATCTCCTTCTTGGAATGGTAAAGATGGTGGATCAGGCGGTGGAGCAGGATATAGTTTTTCAAGTAGTTCACCAGGAGCAGGTGCAGGCAATACTCCCTCTACATCACCATCTCAAGGGTCATCTGGTGGTGAAGATTTTGGTGCAGATTCAGGTATGGGCGGTGGTGGCGGAGCTAGCGCATCAGGTGGAACTGGCACATTAACAGCAGGTGGTGCTGGTGGTGCTGGTACAGCAAGTTCATATTCAGGTTCATCAGTAACTTACGCTGGTGGTGGCGGAGCAGGCGCAACAAAAAGCACTGTTTCTCCAGGAGCAGGCGGAGCAGGTGGTGGCGGAGCAGGTGGTACTGAAAATCCATATAGCGATGGAGTTGCTGGTTCTCAAAATTCAGGCGGTGGCGGTGGTGGTGGTAACGCTCAAGGCGCACCAAACACAGGCGGAGCAGGTGGATCTGGTGTTGTGATTTTAAGATACGCAGATACTTTCACTATATCAATAGGTGCAGGATTAACAGGTACGACAAGTGCGCCTAGCGGTGGTTACAAAAGCACAACTTTAACACTTGGTAGCGGTAATGTGAGTTGGTCATAATGGCACATTACGCTTTATTGAACGAAAACAATTTAGTAATAAATGTCATCACAGGTATTGACGAAGATATAATACAAACGGATTTAGATGGCACAATAATTGGTGGATCTTCTGAAGCTTGGGAAGATTTTTATGCTTCCAGGCCGTGGTTGAACGCAACAAGCTGTAAACGTACTTCATACAATTCTAAAATTAGAGGCACTTACGCAGGTATTGGATATACCTATAATGCTAATGAAGACATATTTATTACACCACAACCTTATTTATCTTGGACACGATCAGGTTCATTCTGGTATCCACCAACAACAAAGCCAGAAGGATTAAATTGGGTATGGAATGAAGACACATTAAGTTGGATTGCTATTGAATCCTAAACTATGTGCAGCTGGTGTGCAGTTAAGAGATCAAGTTGATACGTGGTTTCCGGATAGGAATGTTAAAAGTCCAGAAGGATGGCTGGGTGATAGTAGGCATGCCTCCAGAAAATCGGATCATAATCCAGACCAATACGGATGGGTCAGAGGTCTTGATCTTAATGCTGGGTTGGAGTCATCCAACAGCCTCGCACCTTATCTGGCTGACCAGATCAGAATCGCAGCCAAACAAGATCCACGCATATCATACGTCATCTTTAACGGGAGAATATGCTCGAAAATATTAAATTGGAAGTGGCGTAAGTACAAAGGCATTAACCCACATAAGAAGCACATACATATCAGCTTTACAACACTAGGTGATTTAAATGGCACAGCGTTTGACATACCACTAATCGGAGGCAAGATATGAAAATAAGCAAGAAGCAACAAGCTGTACTGAAGTCATACGCACGTGGCGTATTAGTTTCATTCTTAACATTTTTAGCAAGTAATGAACTGGGATTAGATCCTGTTGTAGCTGTAGTTATCTCAGCTCTAGCAGGCCCAGCGGTTAGGGCTTTAGATAGATCCGATTCCGTTTATGGCATCGGTGCAGATGAAGCATGACACCTACAGAGTGGGCTGGCTTTGGCGCTGGCGTTATGGCCGTGCTATCAGGCGGGCTAGTAGGATTACGTTTTTTAGTTAAAGGCTGGCTTAATGAGTTACGACCTAATGGTGGTGCTAGCATGAAGGATCAACTAACACGATTAGAAAAGCGTGTCGATGATCTCTTTATCTTAATTAGTAAGTCATAATTTTAATATGGCTAGCACTCGTAAACGAAAGAAGATTAACAGGCGTGTGGTACGTAAATCACCCGACCCTTTATCTAAGCTAGAAGTGTTTTATATTGCTAAACATGAGATGTTCAAAGCTGCACGTAAGGCTGGATTCTCAGAATCTGTATGCCTGTATTTAATGGATAGTCCATCATCAATGCCCGATTGGGTAGTAGGCGACAATGGCATTATCCCAACTATCCCTACTCCAGATGAGGATGACGATTAAGCGCTACTTAGTTATCAGTGATTTACAAGTGCCGTTTCATCATGAAGCAGCTGTAAAGAATGTAATTAAGTTAGCAAGGCGGGAGAAGTTTGATTCAGTACTGGTGGTTGGGGATGAAATTGACTTTAACACAATTAGTAAATGGGCTGAAGGCACACCTTTGGCTTATCGGCAAACCATTCACGATGATCGGGAACTTACTAAATCGATACTGTGGGATCTCAGTGAGTACAGCCGAGAGTGTCATATTATCCGCAGTAATCATACTGATCGCTTATATAACACTTTGCTTAAAGTACCTGGGTTAATTAGCTTACCTGAATTACAATAC